ATAGGTAGACGCTTATGACAACGTTCCATAGAAGTCCGAAGCTCAACGCTTGAAATTTATAGCAGTGCGTGGAACGCTTTAAAAATAATAGACTTTATGTCAGGTGCAAATCCTGACCAGCCCCACATTCAGACCGTAGTTTAAACAGCAAAACATTATCGACGGATAAAGTTGTAGGTTCGTAGCCTACCTGTCTGGCAAGTATTGAACTTAATCAAAATTAATGTCATAATAAGACAATGAAAAATAAAACATTACATACAATTCTTTATCTAGTAGTAATAGTAATCATTCTAGGTTTCTTAACTATATTTAAAAAATTCCCGACTTGTAAAATTAAAGAAACTATTAAGGAAACTATCGTAGAGAAGATTGTAGAAGTTGAAAAGATTGTGGAAATTCCAGTTGAAATTCCAGTTGAGATTCCAGTTGAGATTCCAGTAGAGACCATAATAGAAACAATCGTAGAAACTATCGTAGAAATTCCAGTTGAAACAATAGTGGAGATTCCAGTAGAAACTATCGTTGAAATTCAGGTAGAAAAAGTAACATATAGAGATATAGCAAAAGACTGTGCTTGTCCAATTCCTACTGTTCATTGTGAGTTTCAATGCCCTTTTGGAGATTGTAACGATAATGAATGTCCAACAAATTGCCCCCTACCTAACACCGAAGGTTTATCACCAGTAGAAGACTACTATTCAATTATTAGATTATATCCCCAAAGTGAAGGAGTATTACAAGAAGGAATTTTCCAAAATGGATTATATTTTAAAACTTATTCTAACACTTACGAGAACGATTGGTGGGGACAAGGAATGTTAATCAGTTTTGAGATTGAAAACGGCGATCAAACTACAAGTTACAGAATCCCATTAAATTGGTTACTAGAAAATGAAATCCCAACAGAAGATGACATTAATGGCTTAAAGGAAAAGTATGTTAATGAATTTAACGAATATATAAATCAATAAATACCTACAACAATACATATAAATGAAGCTTATACTATCTATAATCTTTGTAACATTAGAATTTATTTTCAAAGTATTATTTTATTTTGTTATAGTATTTGGTGGCATGGAAGGAATTTTAAATATGATAATTAGAATAATGGGTAAATTTATAAACTAATGCCAAGACCAACAAAACTAACTAAAGAATTAGCTGATAAAGCAGCAAATAAGCAGCAAAAGAGAGGTGTTCCTTTTAAGCCTGGTGTTTCTGGCAACCCAGCAGGAAAACCCAAAGGGTTAAAGAGTTTTAATACATTATTTAAACAAGCGATAGAGAAAATAGCCAAGACCGACAACATCAAACAATGTGATGTTGAGGTTGATTTAATAATAGAAGCAATAGCAAAGGCTAAAGGTGGCAACTTTCAATTTTATAAAGACATATTCGATAGAAACTATGGCAAGGCTAAAGATAGCTTAGACGTTACAAGTGGAGGAGATAAAATATATAACTGGAATTATAATAAAGATGAGCGAAACAATAACGATATATTACCCAAGAAGCTGGACGAGGAAACTACACGAGAGTCCTAATAGGTGGAAGGTAGTAGTAGCACATAGGAGGTGTGGAAAGACAGTAGCTTCAATTAATCATCTTATTAGAGATGCTTTAACAGTTCCTAAGTCAAAATATGCTTACATTGGTCCTACTTATAAACAGTCCAAGAACATAGCTTGGGATATTTTAAAAGAATATGGTCGTAAGATAGACGGAGTAAAGTTCAATGAAAGCGAATTAAGAGCTGACTTTGCTAACGGCTCTCGTATTACCCTATATGGTTCAGACAATCCTGACGCATTGAGGGGATTAGGACTATGGGGAGTGGTTTACGATGAGTATTCACAGCAACCTAGTAACATACATACCGAGATTATCAGACCAGCATTGGCAGATCATCACGGATACGCAATATGGATTGGAACACCTAAAGGCAAGAATGACTTTTATAGAATATACACCCACGCTACTAACGATGACAAATGGTTAGGTATTCTTTTAACAGTATCCGATACAGGCATTATAAATGAAGCAGAGTTACTCGATAGTAAGGCAGTAATGACTGATGATGAGTACCAACAAGAGTGGTTTTGTTCGTTCACAGCTTCAATCAAGGGTGCTTACTATGCTCAAGAGCTAGTAGAAGCAAGGAAAGAGAAAAGAATAACACGAGTATCATATGAAAAAGGGTTGCCGGTATATACTTTTTGGGACTTGGGAGTATCAGATGCTATGGCTATAGGGTTCTTTCAGAAGATTAACAATGAACTTAGGTTCATAGACTACTACGAATCAACCAACAAAGGATTAGACCACTATGTTAAGGTCTTACAAGACAAAGGTTATGTCTATGGTAGACATATAGCACCGCACGACATCAAGGTTAGAGAAATGAGTACAGGTAAATCAAGATTAGAATTAGCAAGTAAGTTAGGAATAGATTTTGATGTATTACCAGCTCTCGGAGTATCAGATGGTATTAATGCCGGTAGGTTAATGTTTTCAAGGTTATGGATAGACGAAGAAAGGTGTAGTGAATGGCTAGATTACATAGCCCAGTACCATAGAGAGTGGGATGATAATAAAGGAATGTTTAAGGATACACCATATCACGACTTTACGAGTCACGCCGCCGATATGTACAGGTATGCCGCTTTAGGGGAAAACCTAATGACAAATGAGTTCGGAGCAATCTTAACTGATGATTTGCAGACTAGTGCTAAGAGTGGTATAATAATTAAACATGGACACGTTAGCGAACGTGAGATGATATTTGCTAAAGAAGATAAAAAATATGATTGGAGATATAAATAGGTCGATAACAATATAAATTAAATTAAAAACAAATGAAAACATTAAAATTAAAAAACTATTACTTAATCAACACACCAGAGAACAAAGAAACAGGGTTCGCAGGAATTGACTCTTTACAAGTCTGGTTAGACAAACAAGTTATATTAAAAGGTAGAGTTTCACGATTCAGAACTAGATTCTTAAGATTATTAGTAGAAAGAGCCGCCGAAGTAGAAAAAGAGAAACTTACTATGTTAGAGAAACACGCTGACAGAAAGAAAGTTAAAGATGAAGAAAAAGTCATTTACTTAGACGATAAAGGTAAAAACACAACCGATCCTAAAGAAGGTAAGCATTACAAAATCAACCCAGAGAACACACAAAAGTTCCTAGTTGAATACAATACTTACTTAGGCGAAGAATTTGTCATTGATGTAACACCGGCTAACAGAGATGCTATTTACGGAGTTAGAGACTTAATCTTAGACGCCGAGAGTGTCGGACTTTCTAAAGGTCAAGCAACACGATACGATGAATGGGCAACGAGTTTTGAAGCTATAACAGAAGATAAATGACTACAAGGATTTTTAAACTATTTGGAATTAAACTTCTTGAAATTACTACATTAGAAGAAGGAGAACAACCATTACCAACAGGCAAAGCTGAAGGTGAGGTTTTAGAGTATACACCTGAACAATTAAAAAAAGATAAAAAAGATGGTACATATTATAAGCGACAAAAATAATTATAAAGGAACAAGTCATCAAACTGTTGAGCAAATAAAGGAACAACAGAAGCGACATCATAAGGACTTGCTTCAGCCCCGTATAGACGGAGAGCTAAATATGGCTTTTTTAAAGGAATACGGAGCAAAGAACATAAGATTAACTATTGTAGATGTAGTTAATATGGAAAAGAAAAGTAAAAAATGGGCTGATGCATTAAGAATTATACATAAAGCTCAACAACAAGAAGAATGGAAACTTTAACCTTTAGACGCTATACAATTAGCAAACTAGAACAAACCACAGAACTTAGATGTCTTAAATGTGGTTCTTTACTAGGGAGGAGAATTGAAGGTAAGGGGAAATTGGAGATTAAGTGTAGGAGATGTAAAACTTTAAACCAAATCAAGTTCACTTAGTTGACATATTTTCTTAATATAATATAATGTAATTAGAGGACCAGAGAAACCAGATTTCCAAGAGTCCCGAGAACACTAACAATTAGTTAGTAAGTTTTCGGGGCTTTTTTATTAATAAACAAAATTTATGGCAAATTTCATCACCAACATATTTAACAATTTCAAAAAGGATAAAAAGGATTTCTCTAATGAGGGTGTAGTTGAGACAAAGAAACTATTAAAACTAACGATGGATAATGAGGACTTAATCCGTCAGATTAATGCAGACATTAAAGATGGCGAGTCTTTATATACCAAGATGAAACAGTTAGGTGAGGAGAATGAAAGCTATTACTTAGGCGATCAACTAGACAAGAGCAGATTTGATTGGGAACTACCATCAGCCGAGAACTTATTATATATGTCCCTAGAAACAAAGGTTTCTATTATTACTAGCAATAGAAAAGAACCTATAGTCTTATCAGCAAGAGATTCAGACGAAAGCAAGAAACTAGCCGAACAGACTCAAAAGTATCTAAGTTGGAAATGGAACGAGGAAAATATGAGCATTAAGTTTGAAGACTGGGTAAGAGATGCCGAGATTTCAAGAATAGGTATATTCAAGATTAGGTTCGATAAAGACAGAGATGATTACGAGATTTTAAAACTAAGACCTAACAGAATAATTTTAGATAAGAACGCAACTACCGAACTAAATGCTAAATTCATAGCAGAGTACAGAGAAGATAGTCTTGATGACATTACTAAGATGTTCCCTAAGGCTAAGACAGAGCTTCTAGCAAGATATGGAGAGGAACTTGGTACTCTTATCAACTATGTAGAATACTGGACTAACGAGTTCGTTGTTTGGAAAGTTGGAGATATTTTATTAGACAAGAAGAAAAACCCTAACTGGAACTGGGATGAGGAAGATAGAACTGGAAGCCTAAAGAAACTAAGGGAACAATGGTCTGATAAAACCAAGAAAGGAAAACTTGAAAACATATTACTTAACTATTTCAACGAGCCACGCAAACCTTATGTAACAGTATCTCTAAAGAACTTAGGTAAAGACTTATATGGAGACACTTCAGACTTTGACCAAGGTAAAGTAATACAAGACATTATTAACAGAAGAAAACGACAAATAGATAGAGCCGCCGTTAAAGCACAAGGTAGAGAAATCTTTAGTGGTTCAGGAATCACCAAAGAAGAATCCAAGAAATCAATAGCAAATCCTAATGCTCCTATATGGGTAAAGAATGGTAAGGCTTCAGATATAGTAACTCACATAGCGCCACCGGCATTATCAAATATAGTCTTTGAAGACTTACAAGAAAGTAAACAAGCTCTTGATAATGTAATGGGAACACACGGAACTACAAGAGGTGAGAAAGGAACTCAAGAAACAGCTACCGGTAGAAACATACTAAGAGAAGGAGATTTTGGAAGAATTGACTTAGAGGTTCGTAGAATTAACAAGAAATTAGAACTCTTATACGCATGGATGATGCAAATGGCTAAAGTTTACTACAACGAAACACACTATATAAAAATGTTAGGTAAAGACGGAGCAACTGCATATCTTGATTTTAGTAGCGATAATATCGAGGATGGACAAGAAATCATAGTTAAAAACGAACTAACAGCTAATATCTCAACTAAAAGAGAAAACGCTATTAACAGATTACAGATGGGATTGTCCGACCCACTATCAATGTACGAGGACTTAGATGTCTTAAATCCAAAAGATAGAGCAAGGAGATTAGTCTTTTACAACACCGACCCTAAACTATATGTTCAGCAATTCTGTGTAGATGAGAACACACCAGGAATAGAGAATACATCAGAAGGAAGGGCGATGAAAGAGAATAAAGAAATGGAAACAGGTAAGGTGGTTGCTCCGTTTGAAGGTGCTGACAAGTTACACGTAGATACACATGCAAAGAGAATGGAAGAATCTGACTTTGCCGAGTTAGATGTAACGATTAAGAACATCTTTGCAGTACATGTTAGAGGAGAGGTCGATATTTTAAAGGCAAATAAGTCAAATATATAATAATAGTTAACCCCCGAGCGACGACAGCTCGTTAAAAAGTGTGAAAACTATGGAAACAGACGAAAAAATCATACCTGAAGATAATCAGGAAGCAACCCCGTCAGTAGCAGAAGTAAATCCTAGCGGTGCTAGTGAGGAAACAGTACCTTATTCTCGATTCAAAGAGGTAATCGACCAGAAAAACAAAATGGGCGGAGACCTTGATACATTGAGACAAGATATTGAAACCTTAAAGCAACAACAACCTAAAGTGGAAGAATCAGAACCTTTAGATTGGAAAGAAGCAGAAGAACGAGCCGTTACTAAGGCTATGCTTAAAATAGAGAATAAAAGACAAAAAGAGCTTGAATCAAATCGTCAACAAGATGAAGCCATCGAAAAT